TTTCGTCTGCGTCAATGGTCGTATTAGTGTCTAGCTGTTGCTGATGCACACGGAAGATGTCACCACCACCTGTGTTAATCTCACCGTTCTCGCCTTTGAATGTACCGCCACCACCGCCGCCGGTTGTTGTCACAAGGGCTTTACCTTGAAAGTTTACATAGAAGTCATCAGTAGCAACAATGCTGCCTGTCATCGACAAGCTAGTGCCGCTTACAGTGTAGGCAACAGTAGGTTCCTGACGGACATTGTTTACAAAAACTTCTATCTCCGCAGCATTACCTACGGGATGGTCTAGCGTAAAAGATGTGCCAGTACCACCAGTCAAGTCCTGATAGGCCATTGCTGTGGTTTGTACTGCTGGTGATAAGCCAAGATAAGGCATTATACTTTATCCTTTACGTAATATCAAGATGGCTGAGAACAACGTCTGCAGACGATGCTGTATCTGATTCCACAGTGATTGTATCACCCGGCTCCATAACAACCTTCTGGTCTCCACCAACTACAACTAAAGAACCACCAACTGGAATCGGTGCTGCTTTTACAAGGTGTACATTGTCAACTGCACCGCTAGTACGTCCTGCGCCATTCAGCTTAACGTCTACGGTGATTTGAGTTGTCACGATGTTAGCAATACTCAACCCAATGATGGTGGTTTCTGTGCTTGATGGACAGGTGTATATGGTAGCGGCTGATGCCCCTACTGCAGTATCTGTCTCTGATAAAAATGCATTTGCCATATTTTACTCCGAATGTATACTAATTATACCATAACTGACAGGGTTTGTCAAGTACTTTTTGTTATCCTAGTGCAATTGCCATTGCAATACCGCCATCACCTGATTCTGGTAAATTAGTAAGACCGGAACCATCACCAGTTACTGCGGTGGCAGCTAAAGTACCTGTAACTAAAACACCAGTGGTACGTATGGCTAGTTTTTCGCTTCCTTGATAATACAACTTTGCGGATTTAGTTGCACCCGGCGACATATCAAATGTAAGATTGCCATTCGCCTTGTTGCGAAATGCATAATTGTCTGCTTTAAATATATTGCTGTTAGCACCACTGTCATGTACAATAGTTAAGTCACTGTCAGCACCAAACACTGCAGCATCATCATCTGCAAAGGTAATGTTGTTTCCGTTTGTGTCTAATGCACCACCAAGTTGCGGTGTAGTATCCTCTACTACATTAGCTATACCTGCACCTGCAGTTACTTGTGCATCTACATACGCTTTAATTGACTGTTGTGTAGCAAGCTGCGTAGCACTATCAGAAGCCATGTTATCTTCGTCAAGTACAGCAGTACCACTAACACCTGTGTTTAATACGGCAGATGTTAATGTTTTATTTGTAAGTGTCTGTGTACCTGTGAGTGTAGCTACAGTGCTGTCAATAGCAATGTCGTTAGCATTAGCAGTAATACCAGTACCACCTACTACATTAAGAGTAGCAGAACCTGAAGTTGCTCCTCCCGTTAATCCATCACCAGCAACTACTGCAGTTATATCGCCCGCACCTAGCCCCGCTGTTTGTGAATCAACGTAGGCTTTAATTGACTGCTGAGTAGCTAGGTGGTCTGCAGAATCAGATGTCATTGCATCTTCATCTTTAATAGAAGTTCCACTTATTGTACCGTTTAATACAGCACTTGTCAATGTTTTATTTGTTAGTGTTTGTGCGCCTGTAAGAGTAGCTACTGTGCTATCAATAGCAAAGGTTACTGCCTGTCCTGTGGCAGATGTATCAATACCTGTACCACCAGTAAGTGTAAGAGATTGACTATCTAAATCAACAGCCGCTGTACCTGTATCTGCCGCTACATCTAAGTCTTCTGCAGTAATCTGTGCAGCCACATAGTCAACAACAGCAGCAGTGGTAGGTAGGCTAGTATCGTTATCGCTAGAAGCAAGACCTTCAGCTTCAGTCACAATTGCTGTAGCTTTAAAGTTGTCTACCTCTACATTAGATACAGTATTGCTGTCTACATCAATTGTTTTATTAGTAAGTGCTTGTGTTCCTGTTAGAGTAGCAACTGTGCTATCAATAGCAAATGTAACAGCATTACCAGAACCGCTAGTATCAATACCAGTGCCGCCAGTAAAAGTAAGTGTTTCACTATCTAGGTCAATACTTAATGCACCGCCTGTGTCTGCCTGAAAGTCTAAGTCTTCAGCAGTGAGTTGTGTGTCTACATAGGCTTTGATAGATTGCTGTGTAGCAAGGGCTGTGGCACTATTAGAAGACATATCGTCTTCATCAAGAATTGTTCCTATAGAAGAACCGCCGCCAACAGCCACACCACCAACATTCAAGGTTCCAGCAAAATGACCATCTTTAAATTGTTTAGAAGATGAACCTAAATCAATGTCGTTGTTTGTAGTAGGCTCAATAATACCATCCTTAACCACAAACTGTTCTGTCGATGTGCCTGACACATCAATGTTAAACTCAACCTGATTATTTGTGTCATCCACTACAACTTTGTTTAGGGGCGTAGCAACACCGGGGTCTCCAATCAAACCAATGACTGGACCTTCACCTGCACTACCATCGTGTGAGTGGCCTGACGTGTTTGCAAAAGCATTTACTAGCTGATTAAATTCATCGTTAAAGTCTGATGCTTGGATAATATCGCCATCAGCAAACGAGGACTGTCTAGTATAACTTGCCATATTTTATCTCCTTGCCGCCGCTTCAAACTCTAACTGAAAACCTTTCAGCGAGTAAGGGGCTGACGTACCCCTATCATTAACACGAAGTGCTACCGCAAATCCTGAACCTTCAATTGGCTGTCTAACCAATGGGTTTGACTGACCACCATATGTAGCAACACCGAAGACAGACGAACCATAAATAGCTACCGCTGTTGTAGTATCAAATGGATATGCTGCAGGTCTAGGTACATTAGGCGATTCATAATCATACCTTACAAACAAATCTGCATTCACTGCAGCTTCAGGTGCATAGTTTAGAATTACACGCTGAAACGATTTACGGATACCCGCATCACCCATAGTCAAATCAGGTGAACGATACTTACCTGTTACATTGTTACCATCAAAGTCTTGGCCTTGTTCTTGGCGATACACGTAGCCATCAAAACCGCCATGCAGTACAATAGTTTCACCCTGTACGTGTACAAAGTCTGTAGAACTAGGTGCTATACCACGTAAGTCAGAGTATTCATATGTATCCCCCTTACGTACCGCAATAAGACCTTTAGTATTTCCCCTTGTAATATTTGCATCAGAGAAAAATATTCTATACTGTGTCTTATCTGGAATAACTACACTGTCAAATTCGTCTACGTTACTTAGGCCAGTAAAGCGTTCTTGCACTTGCCGACTAATTGTACCAAGTTCAACGTCACCAATTCTTTCCGTACCAGCGACTGTGCGCAGTCCGTCTGGACCTAAGAATACCAAGTCACCTGCAAATTCTTGAATAGTAAAACCGTTAAGGCATCCTATTTCTCTAGTAACTGGTTGAAGAACAAAGTCAGCAATTGTATTGCCTACTAATTTAAAGATACGTTCTTCGCAGAAAATATAGAGTGATTCACGAAAAGGAAACAATCCAGTGATTACACTATCTACCGCAATAGAACCTGCGCCATTAGCTGCGGTAAAGTCATCGTCTGTGTATGGGGCAGAAAAAATTACTTCTTCCGGGTTAGCACTGTGTCCCGCAAGAAATACTGCATTCTTATATCCAGTAACAAATGCAGGGTCTGTAGGTGCGCCAGTTCCAGTTAGGTCTGTTACTGTAGTGCCATCGTACTTAGTTGCCCGATTAGCCCCATCTGCCCATATAATAAAGTCTGTGCCGCCTAGATTATAACGAAAGTGCGTGTATTTCTCGGCATTAGTTCTGCCTGTATCAATCTGTGTCCAGCTACCAGTCTTGCCAGCTTCATGTATTTTGCCACCACGTGCCGCAATAACTTTACTGTTAAAGTGTGCGCACATAAGAACTTTTTCACTAGCAGAAGCATCTTGTGGTACAATATTACTATTCCACTTTGTGTACCCAGAGATACGTCTGTAGCCACCTTGTACGTCAGGCTCAAAGTTTTCTAGTTCAAGAGCCATCCCCGGTTGCATAACAAAGGTAGATTGGTCTAGAACCAAGCCGCCCTGACAGGCAAATACGAAGGGACTGAGGCCAGATTCATCTGCCATTTATACCACCTAAAATCCAGCTACGTTAATGCCATACCTTTGTGAGTGTGGAATGTATGTTGACCTCACGTAGTCTGTTCTGTTCAACAGAATTGATTGCATATGTTTAATGCCCTCTTCAAAACGGGCAAAGTTAATTCCATACTGCTGTGACTCACCACGATACTGATAGCCGTATGCAGTAGCCCCATCCACAATTGTTTGCCTAAACTGTTCTGGTATTGTAGGTACATCTGTAGCATTTGCTAATGCTGTAGGCCGACTAAAATACTCAAACTTTAATTCATAAGTATTGTCAGGGTAAGGGTATAAGCCGTAGTTATTATCTGGTGTGCGGAATACATACAATGGTACACCACCTACACCTGTTGTTGATTCTTGGTCAACATATCTGTCAATATATTCTTTGTAATCAATAATTCGTAAAGTATTACCTGCAACGCCAAGAGTATTATCTTTGCTAATGCGGAATGTTTCATAGTCTACCGACTGAGTACCCGCAGGTATAGTGTAACGAGTTTGATTTGCTACCAAAGTAACAGTGGCTGTATTATGTGTAAAAGGCCAACCAAACTCACGTGAGTTAATATAATTAATGGAATCATTTACTGCATTTTTACATTGAATCTGAAATCCACGTGCAGTTGCAAATGTAGCGGTAGTAAGTTCTACCTCATTCATTCGGTTCAATACATCGTTGGATAGTCCAAGATAATCATATGCCATAGTAAATCCTTACATGAAAAGAATGAAGGGGCAAGTTGCCCTGCCCCCTCACGTTATTTAGGCAAGAGCGTCACGGTCTACTTCATTAGCAGAAGTATCACCTTGGTCACTGATGTCCATCATTACAGCGTAAGCACGTAGCTTACCTGCTGTAAATGACGCACCACTACCAGCCAATACAAAGTCAATTGTATCGCCAGATGTAGAAAGTGCTAGTCCATCAATTGAAACCTGTGGAGCGTAAGCACCATCAGCCGCACCGTCAATGTCAAGTGCTGCAGCAAACTCATCGACATCACCACCAGTGAAGCCAAGAGCAGCAGTTGCATCTGTAGCCGTATTCATAGTTGCAGATTCTACAACTTGAAAACCTGCTGCCATGATTAGTGTGTTAGCAGGTACGGTAATTGCCTGAATAGTATCGCCGGGAGCAATGCTATTTGTAGTCAGGTCAATTGTCACATCAACATAGTACGGGTTACGTCCACGCTGTGAGTTCCCTGAAGCGGGATGAAGAAGTGCAGTAATGTTAGCCATGTCTTATTCCCCCCTATGCCAAGTGGTAAGAGGCGTTAACAAGTGCCTCTGGACGCAGAATCTTACGTCCGTACAAATGCATACCACGAACAATGTCAGCGAAGCTGTCAGGGTCACGATATGTCTCAGTCTTATTAATCTGCTCTGCAGTTGCAACAGCAGATGAATGACCAGCAACAATCACACCAAAGTTGGCAGCAGAGTTTGCACCCGCAAAGGATGGACCTGTACCAAGGGCTGGCAGATTGTTAGACGAGTAGACGGTAAAGCCATGAATGTTGTTGCTTACAACGCCATTCTGCAAACCAGAACCGCCAAAGTCAGCATCAAACAGACGTGAATCTTCGTCTTTCAGGATTTCCATGAACACTGGGTCCAGAACAAGCCAACGTCCCTGTGTGTCAACATTCTGCTGGTCTAGCAGACGAGACATACGGGCGATAACCTGAAGTGGGTTAGCGTCACCTGCACCAGTAGGAGCAGCACCTGCGCCTGTACGTGGACTAATAGCGATTGCCTCGCCACCTGTCAATGAACCACCGCCATCGTTGAAGTCTGTACCTGTCAGCTTCATTGATGTCAACAATTCGTCTGTACCTGCAGTTGAAACAGCAACAGAACCGTTTACAGTTGTGTTAACTGTGTCTGGTGTGCCGTGAATTGCAGACTGCTTGTAACCTGACAAGTAACCAAGAACGTCTTGGTCAAACTGGTCAGCAAGGCGATACGCAGCACGGTCACTTGCCAATGACTGGAAGTTTACGTGTGAGTGTGCCTCTTCAATGTCATCAACCTTAAATGCAAAGTAGTTAGCTTTGTCAACTGTCAGGTTGAAGTCTTCGTCATCAAGGTCTTGAGGAGTAATTGTAGTACCACGCTCATATGCCTTAACTGTAATCTCTGGTTCTTTGATGATTTTAACTGAATCGCCCATTGAAGCGATTTCACCAAAGTAATCAGAGTTGGTGATTGCCTCACAAACAGCGGCCTTGCGGAAAGCAAGTTGCACC